GGGTTTTCAAGTGAAAATCTATTTTATCATTACGTAACCAATAAAATATTTCGAATTAGTGTTTTTCGAGTCGTAACTCTGTAGGCTTTTTCGTATCCGTTTACAGTCATTTTCGGTCAGTCTGGTCGTCCATATGTCTGTGTGTGTGTTTTCTTGGGAAAAGAAGAAAAGAATCAAACGTGTGATTCATAGTTTGTGGTCATCATGGTCCCGGGTTGAAAGCTGTTGGCGTAAGATCCGTCGACTCCCGACATTTGAGACATGGCTTGTGCGCGTTGCATTCCGTTGTTGACTTTCTGCATGTTAATTTGTGTTGCATTGTCATTTTGTTGCATTCGCATGTCATCACGTGCCATGTTCTTTCGGAGAGCGAGGTCGTCTTCCTTCAAGCCAAATTCCTTCCCGGCGTAGTACATTCCGGCCACTCCTCCAGCGATGTTTCCAACTCCCTGTCCAATCGCTGCACCTCCGGCAATCATCGATCCTGAAGCTGATTGAGGGGCCCATTCTGAGCCTGTTCCTCCGAGAGCCTTGTTAGACTGGGCTCTGTGAAGTCCTCCTTTGAAGGAGTGTTCAGCTTTTTGCATGCGTTCAGCGCTTGCGAGTTTTTCAGTTTCGATGGCGGTTCCGGCGGCGATTCGTTCTTTTCCAAGAGCGTGTTCGTTGTCAATTTTGCGTGCGTCAACGTCGATTTTGCTGGCGGCTGTGAGGCTTTCAGCTTCGTGTTTGCGTGTGTCCAAGTCGATGCGTTTTCCGGCGTTCGAGAGGTTGCCTTCCGTTGCGGTGGTTTCATTGATGGCGTGCGACGAGCGAATGGCTGTGTCAGCGTCAAGTCGCGCGGTGTCCAAATCAATACGGGCGCTGGCGATTTCGTGGTTACGGTCAGCGGTGTGGGCATCCTGATCGAGGCGGCCTTGTCCAAGTGCAGTGTTCTTGCTGGCGATTTCGTGGTTACGGTCAGCAGTTCGTGAGTCAAGTTCGAGTCGTTTGAGGCCGAGGTCGGCGCTTCTTCCCGCAGTTTCAAAATTGCGGTCGGCGGTGCGACTTTCG